AATGTAAATGCTGCTACTAAGCTAGTTGACAATGGATTTAAAGGTAAAATCACTATTATTGATATGGGTAAAGACCCATATTTAAGACCATATGAAGAGGTAATGACAGGCTTCCTAGGTGCAGGTGGTTGGTCTGATGGTAAATTAACTTACCATACTTCAATTGGAGGGCAATTATCTAAATATTGTGGTGAAGAAAAAGCAATGGAATTATTTGATCAGGTGATAGATAATTTTAAACGTTTCCACCCTAAACCAGAAGAAGTACAATGCTCAAATCCAGTTGCAGAACCAGATTTTATTAAACCATATTTTGGGTTACGTTTATTCCCAGTATGGCACGTTGGTACAGATTATTTACATGAAATAGGTAAAAATTGGTATGACTTTTTAGTTGATGGTGGTGTGGAATTTATTTGGGAAACCAAAGTTACAGATATTGATTTTGAAGATCAAATTGTATCTATAGGAGCAGTAGATGAAATGAAATATGATGAACTTATATTTGGTGTAGGTAAATCAGGTATTGACTTTGGTAAAGTATTAGCTGAAAAATATGATTTACCAACTGAACCTAAACCAGTACAAATAGGTGTTCGATTTGAAGCACCACAAAAACACTTCCAAAAATTAATTGATGTATCCTATGATTTCAAATTATATAGAAAATATGAAGACAAAGGAGTATCATTACGTTCTTTCTGTACAAACAACAATGCAGCATATGTTGCCGTTGAAGAAACGTATGGAGACCATTCGTACAATGGACACGCTAAAAAAGATGAAGCGTTCCGAAATGATATGACCAATTTTGGTATATTAATGGAAGTTAGAGGTATTGAAAAACCATTTGATTGGTCTAGAGATGTAGTTAAAAAATTACAGATAGATGGTACAGGATTATACTATAGTCCAAGTAGAAAACCATCAACAACATCTGAAGGAGTAAATGTATCAGCTATACAAGTAGATACATTACATAAAATTTCAAAAGCAATGCAACCATACTTTATGTATGTGTATGATTTTATTGAAGATATGAAAAAAGTATTTCCAACATTAAAAGATGATTGGGGTATTTACGTGCCTGAAGTAAAATATCTTTCTCCTGAGCCACTCGTCGATTATTCTAATCTAGCCCTTACCAAGTATCCTAACGTCCACTTTGTTGGTGATGCTTTATCAGCTAGAGGTATAACGGTGAGTGGTGCACAAGGTACTTATGTTGCTGAAACACTTTTGGAGAATTAAAATAGCTTTCATATATTTACTATAAACAATACAAATGAAAAAAGAAACAAAAACCCCATTCCCCCAAAGTAAAAAATTAAAAAAAGCAGATGGAACAATAGCTTATATATGGGATGGTAAACTTCATAACTGGGAAGGACCTGCCTTAATACCTGAAGGTAATGAAAAAAAAGGTGAATATTATCTTTATGGTATACCTTATACAAAAGAAGACCATAAAGAAGCAATTAGACAACAAACAGGATTACCCTGGTACAAACAACCAGCCCCTAAAGGGCAAAATCACAGAAATTAAAATAATATGAAAATAGGTTTATGCGGTACAATGAGCGTAGGTAAAACGACATTGGTTAATGCTTTAAAAGATTTACCACAATTTAAAGATTATAATTTTGCTACTGAACGTAGCCAACATTTAATGTCATTAGGTATCCCTTTAAATACTGACTCAACATTAAAAGGACAAACAGTATTTTTAGCTGAACGTTGTGGTGAATTAATCCAAGATAATATTATTACGGATAGAACAGTATTTGATGTTATGGCATTTACAATGAATGCTAAATCAATACCTCACCAAGATAAAGAAGCATTTGAAACATATGCTAGTGAATTTGTCAGAGAATATGATTACATATTTTATATATCTCCCTATGGGATAAAAATTGAAGATAATGGTGTACGTGAGACAGATGAACATTATAGAGATTTAATTGATTTTACTATTACAACATTAATTAAAAGATATGGCCATAAATGCAATACAATAGAAAAAATATCTGGATCTACAGAGGAACGAATTCAACAAATATTGAATATTACTAATCTTTAACATATTTATAATAAAACCTTATTATAATGAAAAAATCTGAATTAAAGAACTATATAAGAGAAAACATTATCTCTACATTATCTGAAGATACTGATGCAGAAATTGCTAAAACTAAAGAATTAACGGCAGCAGTTAAAGATTTAGATGCAGCTAAAAAAGAAGCAGGTATAGAAGAAGATTATACACCTTCACATAGAGCTTACAATGTTATTGATAGAAAGGGTAATATAGTATATAAACACCTACCACGTCACACTGCAATGGAGAAAGCAAAAGAAAGAGAAGATTATGGATTCATAGCAACAGATAACTTAGCAGAAGCTAATGTAGGTCTAGATGATTTACAAGACATAGGATATGACGATGGTGAATATGCTGTAAACATGCATTTTAATAAAGATGTAATTGGTATCAATAATGAACTTGATTACAAATATTATAGAAGAGGATTTCTTCAAGGTGTAAAAGATAGCACAGCAAGTTATAAGTTAGAAGAAAATGCAACACCATTAATGAAAGATTTTACTTATGACTATGAAGATATAGGTCAATTTTATTTAGAAGGATTTGGAAAAGAACATACTTTAAATAATGACCAATTAAGAATGTTGGGTAAAAAAATCACTGATAATTTATATGGTGGTGATATTGGTAAAGCATATGATACCCTTGTAAATCCTCATAAAAACCCCTATGATATAAAAGAAGATGAAGATGATGACTTAGATGCTAAAGCAATTAAACAAGCTAAAGGGGCTAGAGGTAAACATAAAAAATTAGATATAGCACTTAAGTCTTTAAAATCAATAACGGCTGAAATGAAATCACTAGCACGTGAGTATAGCAAAGCAGACGGAGTAGAAAAAGAAAAAATAAAGGATAAACTAAAGAAAAAAACTCCAATTAAAAAAGAATTGGAAGCAATGGTTGCTAAATTAGAAAAAAATGTCGTCTAAAGAAAGATTTTTATATATAGCTTTATTATTATTATCTAGTGTTTTTATTTCATATTTATTCTTCTCTGAAGATGAAAGTTATGTGGAACAATATAATTTTGAGATAAAGAAATTAGAACAAAAAATAGATTCACTACATAATATAAACCATGAATTAACTTATAAAGTTGATACTCTAGAAACTCAAGTAAAAGAATTAGATCTAGAGTTAGGTTTAAAAGATAATAGAATAAAATCATTAAAATATGAAATTAATACTAAAATGGATGCTGTTGATTCTTTTAATGTTAGCGAGCTTGAAAAGTTCTTCACAGACCGTTACAGACAGTACAACGATTCGATTAAAAAAACCAATAGCCCGGTTAGTAATTAAAGATCTTATTAAAGGGGATGGTAATAAACAAGAAATAATACTTTTAGGGGATAAGATTAATATTTTAAATCAAAAAAGTATATTAAAAGATAGTATTATATCTAATTTAGATTTACAAATTAATAATTTTAATTCTATATTATTCCAAAAATCTAATCAATTAGAAATATCCCAGGAGTTAACAAAAAAATTACAATTGGATTTAAAAAAACAAAAGTTTAAAAATAAATTAACAATAGGGGTTGGAATAATAACAGTAATTGGAACTGCATTATTAATTAATTAGTTATATGGCAGACTTAAAAATAGTAATCCGTCAAGAATATCTTAAATGTGCTAAAGACCCTGTACATTTTATGCGTAAATACTGTTATATACAGCACCCACAAAGGGGTCGTATACAGTTTAATTTATATCCATTCCAAGAAAAAGTATTAACGTTATTCCAACAAAATGATTATAGTGCCATACTAAAATCTAGACAATTAGGTATATCAACATTAGCAGCAGGTTATTCTTTATGGTTAATGACATTCCATAAAGACCGAAATGTATTAGCATTAGCAACAACCCAAGCAACAGCAAGAAACTTAGTAACAAAAGTACAGTTTATGTGGGAAAATTTACCCTCATGGCTTAAAGTAGAATCTGCTGAAAATAATAAATTATCATTAAGATTAGTTAATGGTTCAAAAATCCAAGCAAAATCTTCTAATGCTGATGCAGCACGTTCAGAAGCAGTATCACTGTTAATTATTGATGAGGCAGCCTTTATTGATAATATTGCTGAGACATGGGCTTCTGCACAACAAACTTTAGCAACGGGTGGTGGAGCTATAGTATTATCTACACCTTATGGTACAGGTAATTGGTTTCATCAAACGTGGGTTAGGGCTGAGGCAGGAGAAAATGATTTTTTACCTATTAAATTACCTTGGTATGTGCACCCCGAAAGAGATCAAGCATGGAGAGATGCCCAAGATGCTTTATTAGGTGACCCTAGACTAGCGGCACAAGAATGTGATTGTGATTTTAGCACTTCAGGTGATATTGTATTTTATAATGAATATTTAGAATATTATGAAAAATCTCATATTAAAGACCCATTAGAACGTAGAGGTGCAGACCAAAATCTATGGGTTTGGGAATCAGCAGATTATAGTAGAGATTACATGGTAGTAGCAGATGTTGCTCGTGGTGATGGAAAAGATTATTCTACATTCCATGTAATTGATATTGAAAGTGCTGTACAAGTAGCTGAATATAAAGGTCAAATTGGTACTAAAGAATATGGACATTTATTAGTAGGAATAGCTACTGAATATAATAATGCAATGTTAGTAATAGAAAATGCTAATATTGGTTGGGCTACTATACAGGTAGCTATAGATAGACAATATTCTAATCTTTACTATTCACAACGGAGTGGAGAAGCAACAGTTGATTCGTATTTTGATAAATATCAAGATCATACAAAGATGGTTCCTGGGTTTACAATGTCAAAAAAGACACGACCTATGGTTATAGGTAAATTCCAAGAATACATCAGTGATCAAAGTGTAACAATACAGTCAAAAAGACTAGTAGAAGAAATGAAAGTATTTATCTGGAAAAATGGTAGAGCAGAGGCACAAACAGGTTATAATGATGATTTAGTTATGGCATTTGGTATAGCATTATATGTTAGAGATACAGCATTAAAATTTAGACAAAGGGGAATTGATTTAACAAAACAAGCATTAAATAATATGGCAGTTAATAGAACGCCTTATATGGGTAGTTATGGTGCAGGAACTCCAAACCCTTATGCTAATCCCTATCAAATGAAAACAGAACATGGTAAAGAAGATATTACTTGGCTCTTTAAATAATATTTATAATAATAATTATATACAATGGCAAATAAAAGCGTTTTTTCAAGGTTAAGAAGATTATTTTCTACAGATGTAGTAATACGTAATGTAGGAGGAAATCAAGTAAAAACCATTGACTCAGGACATATTCAATCTAGTGGGGAATATGAAACTAATGCATTAGCAGATAGATTTAATAGAATTTATTCTACAATGCCCACTTCACTATATGGTGCTCAATTTAATTTAAATTACCAATATTTAAGAACAACCCTATATTCAGAATATGATGTAATGGATCAGGATGCAATTATTGCTTCTGCTTTAGATATTATAGCTGATGAATGTACATTGAAAAATGATATGGGTGAAGTAATCCAAATTAGAAGCTCAAATGAAGATATACAAAAAATATTATATAATTTATTTTATGATGTTTTAAATATTGAATTTAATGCTTGGATGTGGGTTAGACAAATGTGTAAGTATGGTGATTTTTTCTTAAAATTAGAAATAGCCGAAAAATTTGGTGTATATAATGTTATACCTTATACTGCTTATCACATTGAAAGAATAGAAGGATCAAACCCCGAAAATCCTGCTGAAGTAAAATTTAAATGGAATCCTGATGGTTTTGCAGGTAGTTCTTATGGTTATTATAATGTACCTAACCAACAATTAGATGGTGGTCCAGATGATAGAGGGTCAATAATTTATGATAATTATGAAATGGCACACTTTAGAATGGTAGGTGATGCTAATTATTTACCTTATGGTAGATCATATATTGAACCAGCTCGTAAATTATATAAACAATATGCTTTAATGGAAGATGCAATGTTAATCCATAGGATTGCTCGTGCCCCTGAAAAGAGAATATTTTATGTAAATGTTGGTTCTATACCTCCTAATGAAGTAGAAGCATTTATGCAGAAAACTATTAATAATATGAAACGTACTCCTTATATGGATGAAAAAACAGGTGAGTACAATCTAAAATATAACATGCAAAACATGTTAGAAGATTTTTATATTCCTATTAGAGGTAATGATCAATCAACAAAAATTGATACTACACCAGGTTTACAATATGATGGTATTGCTGATGTAGAATACTTAAGAGAAAAATTATTTGCCGCTCTAAAAGTTCCAAAAGCATTTATGGGTTACGATGAAAATACAGAAGGTAAAGCTACTTTAGCTGCTCAAGATATTAGATTTGCTCGTACAATTGATAGAATCCAAAGAATATTATTATCAGAATTAAATAAAATAGCTTTAGTACACTTATATACTCAAGGCTATACAGATGAAACATTGACTAACTTTGAGTTATCAATGACAACCCCATCAATTATATATGATCAAGAAAGAATTGAATTATTAAAATCTAAAACTGAATTAGCAGGTTCAATGTTAGAACAAGGTTTAGTACCATCAGATTGGATATACCATAATGTATTCCACTTTAGTGAAGACCAATATGATGAATACAGAGATTTAGTTCGTTCTGATGCTAAACGCAAATTTAGAATAGCTCAAATTGAAGCAGAAGGGAATGATCCTGTAGCTACAGGTAAATCATATGGTACCCCACATGATTTAGCTTCTTTATATGGTAAAGGAAGAATGTACTCAGATCCTGGTAATGTACCAGATGGGTATGGTGAAGATGATCCTAAATTAGGAAGACCCCAAAAATCAATTACATCCCACGGAAAACAAGATAGTAACTTTGGTAAAGACCCATTAGGTACTAAACGTATGAAAGATACAGATAAAAATGATTCAAGGGATAGTAAAACTGATACAAATAAAAGTGGATTAAATTTAGAAGGTGCCAAAATATCTTATTATAAAAATTTAGATGTTTTGAAATCAATGGATAAAAAGAAATTAATCTTTGAGCAAGACAAAGAGGATAGTTCACTCCTAGATGAATCTCAACTAAAAGGTTAATATTTATAAATAAATATATTTTTTAATGAAAATCAAACATTCAAAATATAAAAATACTGGTATTCTTTTTGAATTATTAGTAAGACAAATTACTGCTGACACTTTAAAAGGAGGTGACTCCCCAGCAATAGACATACTAAAAAAGTATTTTGTAAAGAGCGAATTAAGTCGTGAATATAGATTATATGAATCCATTTTAAAATCAAAAGTTTTAAGTGAATCTCATGCTAATGTTTATATTGAAACAACTATATCTAATTCTAAACATTTAAATAGATCTATACTAAAAAAACAAAAGTATAACCTAATTAATGAAATTAAGCAAAATTACGATTTAGCTACTTTTTTTGGGTCTAAACTTAGCAATTATAAAGTTTTAGCATCGATATACACTTTAATAGAAAGTAATAATACTACTTCCCCTGATAATAAACAGTTAATAAATAATAAAATTAATTTATTAGAACATTTAACTAAAAAAGAATCAAATTTACTAGAAAGTAAAGAAACAGTATTACAAGAATTTTCTACTTATGATAAAGATATAAGATCCTTAACTTATAGGATTTTATTAGAAAAATTCAATGAAAAATATGATTCACTAAGTTCAGACCAAAAGCAAGTACTTAAAGAATATATTAACTCTGTAGATTCTACCCCAGGATTAAGAAAATTCTATAACACTAAAATATCAGAATTAAAAAATAAACTATTAGAAGGTTCTAAAAATGTTAAAGATAAAGCTACAAAAATTAAAATTGTAGAAATATCTAAAATGTTAATAGAATTAGATAAAACTTCAAAAGTAGGTGATGATAATCTAGTTGATTTATTACAATATTATGAATTAGTTAAAGAAATCCAAGTAGCAAATGGCATTTAAATATAAGCTTAAAGAAGAACCTTTTAATGTAGGGGATACTGAAACAAAAGGTGGTATTAAAACAACAATTACAGATTTAGACCCAGAAACCGGTGCTGTAACTTGGGATGTCAAAAATGTACCAGCTATTGATTCTACTTTTAAAGAGTTTAAAGAATTAAGAAGATTTATAACTCAATTAGCTCGTGATACAGAAGATACTGTAATTGATGATTTAGCTGACCAAATTAATAATATATTTAATAAATATAGAACTCATATTAGAAAAAAATATCCTAAATCATATAAAAGGGTTAATGAGGAAAATATAGATGAAGGAATAGATATAAAAGCACCTATAGCAAGTGCAAATTTAGTTAAAGCTAACACTCAAATTAATAATGCTTCAGGTCTTGCAGATTATATATTAGATGTTATTAATCAAATTAAAGATAAAGAACAAGAAGGTTTATTTAATGACTCAAATATTAAACAAGCTATTAACTTTTTAGAAAAAGCTAAAGGTGTAGATGAAGCATCTATGTCAGGAGGGGCGGGTGCTTATTTAACACCTTATGCCTTTAGATTAAAAGGTCAGAAACCTAATATTAAAGCATATAAAGAATTAGGATATAAAAAAGTTAAAGAAGGAGTAGGTGCTACATTAGGCCCTGGTCCTAAAGCAACAGAAGATGGAGTTAAAGATAATGCATATGTAAAACAATTCAAATACAAATTAGTTCCTAAAAACAAAGATGGTACTTATGTACAGAAAGGTTCAGGGCTTGAAGTAAGTAAATTATTTTAATATGTATAATTATAAATTAATAGAACAAGATAATAAAGCAATTAAATTCCAAGAAGAACGTATTAATGTTTTTGAGGGATTAGAAGATAGAATAGATAATATAAAAAAACTATTACGTCAGGCAAAAATTGAAACTATAAAAACATATAGAGAACAACCTGACACATTTGCAATAGTAAAACCCACTGATTTAATTGGTGAATTTTTAAAAGATATAGAAACATTACTAGAAAAATAATATGAAAACACTACAAGAACAATACACTAAAATATTAAAAGGTGAAGGCCGTAAAGATTTATTTCTTAAAGAAGCTAAACAAAAATATCCTAGTTTAATTAGTAATTTAACTTCTTTTAAAGATGCTGAAACCATCTTAAAAAATAAAAGTGTAATTAATGAAGAATTAGGTGGTGTAGTTTCATTACAACCCATAACACAATTAACATCAGAAGATTTCAATCCAAACAAACAGGCTTGGGAAAATAAATTTGAAGCTTATTTAGCTGAAGAAAAATCTAAATCATTAAAACCTATTATTGACGATGAAGAAAAAATCAATACTAAGGAACAAGATGAAAAAATCAAAGCTGATGCTAAAAAAGTTGATGGCACCGTAGAAAATGTTGAAAAACGTAATTATGATTATTCACCTAAAATAGATAACATTAACAATGTTAATGCCCAGGAAATGATGAATGGTGTTTATTATGAGTGTAAAAATGATCCTAGTTTATCATTGGAAGAAGCACAAGAAAAAGTAATTAAAAACTTAGCTAAAGACGAATTACATTATGTAAAAGAAGGTCAATTTGGAGTAGGTATAGGATATACAGAACAAAAAGTAGAAGAAAATTCAGGTAAAACATATGGTGGTAGTGGATATAGTGATAAACTAAAAGCAGGAAAATCTGAAATGGTACAAGTTAAAGAATCATTAGGAGGTGTTGTAACATCGGGTAATCCAAATTCATTAGCAGCACAATCAGGAAATATAATCAGACAAATAATGACTGAAGATGAATGGCAACAACAAGTTGGTGCTCAATATCATAAAGATTTATATGCTGAAGAAAAAGATGAAACAAAATTACCAATGGATGAAGCTCCTAAACCAGATTTTATGGATATTGATGGTGATGGCGATAAAGAAGAATCTATGAAAAAAGCAGGTAAAGATAAAAAGAAAAGAATGAAAAAAGAATCAATTGATAGTAAATTAGCTGAAATAGGAAAAGAAGCAGAAGCAGTAAAATTAGAAGCACAATTAGATTATTTACATGAATATATCCAAGAAAAATTAGATAGAGTAAATTCAATTAATGAAGATGATAATCTTAAAGAATTAATTGATAAGTCTAAAATGAAACAAATGCAGAGAGAAATTAAAGATTTAGAAAGAAAGAAAGTTAAAATGGAAAGAATCTATGAAAAATCTTGTGGTAAAAAATATACTAAAAAAGGAATGGTAGATGAAGTAGAAACTACTGAAGAAGTGTAATATGAATAAAAAGCTTTTAATAGAAACTCATACTCTAAACTATAATCCTATTACATTAACAGAAAATGTTAATAGTGATAATGGTAATTTAATAGTTGAAGGTATCCTGGCTACTGCTGAAGTAAAAAATGGTAATGGTAGATACTACTCTAAAGACTTATGGGAACGTGAAATGGATAAGTATTCTACACTTATTAAAGAAAGACGTTCAATGGGTGAATTAGACCACCCCGAAGCAACTGTTATAAATTTAAAAAATGTATCTCATATTATAACAGAATATTGGTGGGATGGAGACGAAGTAATGGGTAAAATAGAAGTACTTCCTACCCCTTCAGGACAAATATTAAAAGAACTTGTAAAAAGTGGAGTTACAGTAGGTGTATCTTCTCGTGGTATGGGTTCATTAGAACAAAGAGGACAAGTAATGGAAGTTCAAGATGATTTTGAATTATTATGTTGGGACTTTGTTTCTACACCTTCAAATCCAAATTCATTTATGCATACTTTAAAAGAAGGTAAAGAATTTGCACCTTTTAATTATACAAAAGTAAATAGTATTGTACATGAGATCCTTTGTTCTAAAGGCTCTTGCCCTGTTTTTTAATTTTGAATTAATCTACATATACGTATAAGCATAATACACCATCTCTTATATGGTGTCGAACAATAAATATTTTCTATTACGCTTCATGAATAAGCGTATTTCACAAACTTAAATTTTGGGATTATGGCAAACAGAGATTTGTTAAAAGAGGCTATTGCTGAGGCTAAATCTGTTAAAGAAACAGCTATCGCAAACGCCAAATTGGCTCTAGAAGAAGCTTTTACACCCCATCTAAAATCTATGCTTTCTGCAAAGTTAGAAGAAATGGATATTGATGAAGATGTAAATGAAGAAACAGAACCAGTTGAAGAAATGGATGCTCCTAGTTTTGAGAGAAAAAATTCACCCGCAGGTGATTCTTTAAAGGATCTTTCCCCTAAAAAAGTAGGACAATCTACTGTACAGGAAGAAGAAGAAAAAGAATTAGATGAGGAAGAAATTAATCTCGATGAATTATTAGCAGAATTAGAATTAGATGAAGATGCTCGAACAGATGCTGAAGAAGAAGGCTACTTAGATGGTATGAGAGACGAAAAAGCGGACTTGAAAGAGAACGAACGTACTGATGCTGAAGAAGAAGGCTACAAAGATGGCATGAAAGACGAGAAAGAAGACATGGAAGACAAAGACGACGAGGAAATTGACCTTGAAGATATGTCAGAAGATGACTTAAAAGGATTCATCGAAGATGTTATTAAAGATATGGTTGCTGATGGCGAAATTGAGCCAGGCGACGAATTCGTAGAAGACGAAGTTGAAGTAGAGGACGTTGAAGACATTGATGTTGAAGACGAAGTAAGCGTAGACGTAGAAATCGACGAAGTAGAAAATTTAGACGAAAAAATGACTAAAAAAGAAAAGGCTGAAGGTGATGATCGTAAAAAAGACGATAAAATCGAGGCTGAAACTGAAAAAATGAGATTTAAAGAAGCACTAGATGAAATCGATGCTCTTAAAGTTGAATTACAAGAAGTTAATCTTTTAAACGCTAAATTACTTTACACTAATAAAATCTTTAAAGCAAAAAACTTAACTGAAGATAAAAAAGTTAAAGTATTAAAAGCATTTGATAAAGCAGTAGATGTTAGACAAGCTAAAACTATTTTTGAAACATTAACCGAAGGTTTAGTAGATAAAGTATCTAAACCATCAATTAATGAATCAATTAAAAGAGGAGCAGCTTCAAAAGCTAGTGGTTTAGAACCAAAAGCAACTAAACAGCCTATTATTGAATCAAATGAGGTATTTGACCGTATGCGTAAGCTTGCAGGTCTAATTTAAAAAACTAAAAATTAATTAAAACTAAAAACTAAAAACATGAGCTTAAATTCATTATTAGAAAGCGCAAACCCATATCAGTCTATGCAGTCTGATGCAGCTAGATTAGCTAGCAAATGGGAAAAAACAGGTTTATTAGAAGGTTTAGGTGGTGCCCACAAAAATAACATGGGTATGATCCTTGAAAACCAAGCTAAACAACTTGTAGTAGAATCTTCACAAACAGGTGGAGGTGCTGCATCATCAGGAACATTCCAATCACAAACTGCTGTAAACGTAGGTGGACAGTGGGCAGGAGTTGCTTTACCATTGGTAAGAAAAGTATTTGGTCAAATCGCAGCGAAAGAATTCGTTAGTGTACAACCAATGAACTTACCTTCAGGTCTAGTATTTTTCTTAGACTTCCAATACGGAAGTGATAAATCACCTTTCTCTGCAGGAGATTCTTTATACGGAAACGGAACTGCAGATTCAGCTCCATTTGGTAATACAAATGCAGGTGGATTATACGGAGAAGGAAGATTTGGATATTCAATCAACAATACAGCTTCAATCGCTGCCGATGCTTCTGCTCCATTAGCAGCAGCTGCATGGTCAGATTTTGATTATGATTCAGCTTATTCTCAATCTGCTGTAGACGGAGATTACTGGAAAGTATTAGTACCAACTGCTTCTTTAGATTTCGTAGATAAAGAAGGTGTTGCTGCATTCCAATTATTCTCAGGATCACAAGGATACGATGCTATTTCAGCTTCAGCTGGAGTACAAGTATCAGCATTCACTAAATACGACGGAGGAGCAAATATTACTTTCGTAGTACCTAAAGCTGATTTAGTAGGTGCAGGACCAGTTGCATTCGCAGCAGGTGACAACGTATCAGTTGTATACCAACTACAACCAACTGACCAGTACAGAGGTGATTTTGAAGATATGAACCCAGAACCAAACGGTTTAAATTCTCCAGCTATTAACATCCCAGAAATCAATGTACAGATGAAATCATCTGCGATCGTTGCTAAAACTAGAAAGTTAAAAGCAGTATGGACGCCAGAATTTGCACAAGATTTAAATGCATACCACGCACTAG